CTATCATAGTGGTTGGTGGGGCCGTAGACTGGCTGGTGTAATCTACTGGAACATTCGTACGTACACCTATAACTTTCCGGTAGGTCATCCTAATCGTAGTTGGCGATCTTTAACCAAAGGAAAGGCTTTTAACTTTCTAGGGCCGGGACTACCCAAAAATGGGCCTCTACGTTACGCACTGGTAGGCGATAAGACACCCCTCGGCAGGGGTACCACCCGAGAGCACAGAGAAGCGCTTGTGGGGGCTTTAAAACGGCTCACAGGACAGAAGAAGCCGTAATTACCCAACTTAGGCCCCCATTTGGGGGTCTTTTTCTACCCACACCCCTTTGGCTTAGTGAAATACTTATATAGCTTATAAACTCCCCAAGATAAAGCCACTGATCCAACGCCAACACCTACGCCTGAAATAAATGGATTGCTATCGATCCATATATGGGTGGTGGTTAGTCCTAGTGCACTAAAAATAGTGACTAGTAGTGGAAAATAACATACTGGACACATCAGACAAGATGCCCCCACCTCGATTTTCTCTTTTCTTCCTCAATTTTAACCATCCCTACCCGTAGTCTTTCAAGATAGACAGAGGCATCGAGGAGTTCTTCGATGGTGTGGTCAATCCAGCCCACTATGGAGATGTCGTCACGCTCCATAGACACACCATACTTCTTCATTCCTTCTTCGCTACGTTCAGCTATCCTATCTACTACTCGAACAACGATAGGATCTTCGATAGTCCATTCTGTAGCATGATAGTCAGGCGCTTCTTCCTGCTCGACTAACCCCGGTACAAGAGAGTGGTTCCCATCATCCTCGATGGTGTTGAGTCTGTCGAACTCCTCTTGTGTCATGGCAGGGTTACCTAGATCATCGTACTTTATGTTTGGCATTATACATCTCCTATGTCTACCAGTTCACACACATTGCCATCACAAGCTAGTGTCTGCGAGGCGGCTGTGTTATCTTCCTTCTCGAACTCTGTTAAACCTGACCAGTCTATCGTATCAGGTGATATCTTGACTAGCTCGGTGTAATCTCGTCCGTTACACTCTTGATACGGCGCTTGAGCGTAGACGTGATCACTATAGGGCAAGAAGGCAAGCCCACTACATAGATCAAAGTTCTCCCACATCCATGCTCCGACAGCCATCCACTCGTCATCTTTGACAGAGACCGTAACGCTTGGCTTGTGTTCGCACCACTCTTCGGCGTACTGTTTCCACAACTCGAGGTGATCAAGCGCAGATAACTCTGATCGTAGTTTAGCCCCCTTAGGTGCAGCAATAGGAAATGAGAATACTCCGGTATTACCACTGGTATCCGATACGGCATCTTCAAAGGGGATACCCGCTTGTCTAAGGAAGGACGTGAGAGGATCTTTCTTATCTGCTCGAACCGTACGAGTATAGAATCTAGAGTGTCTAGGATGGATTCCACTAGCTGAGTCTACCAGCTGCGAGACGGTACCACTTGGTTTGACACAGGTGATAGCTGTGCTCGGTTGTATCTCCCACCGTTTAGCATATTGTTTGTTAGTTGCATTAGCTACCTCTCTCATCTCTCGTAACCATCGTTCTGCCTGATTAGATACCGCGCCTAAGATAGAATGGTCTAGAATACCAGTGAGAGAGACACCAAGTAAGCGCTCCTCTTCTGTGTTGTCCTTCCAGATCTTACGGATATACTTAAAGTCAGTTAACGTAGCCTGATAGGTACCAAGAATGGTAGCTAGTCGTACCTTTCTTTTTAGGTCTGCCAGTGTATCATTACTGCGCACAATTACTTCAGTCAGATTACATACCTGGTGTGGACGTAGTATGATCTCACTACACGGGTTGGTACCCCACTCGTGGTCAGGGTCACGCTTACCATACTTCTCCACCTGTGCACGAGCAGCTAAACGGCTGAACATACCACGCTCTCCTGATCTGCTCTTCATTAGGGAGAGCCACTCTTCCATAAAGGAAGGAGTATCAGGCTTGGTAGTATAGACCACGCTGTTGTTGGCGAAGCTACGGTGTGGGTGTTGATCGAACCACTGTCCTGACTTACATAGGCGTAGCTGGTTGTCACCTAGGTTGGAGAGCGAGATCATCGCTGACCTACGTACCCCACCTACTACCACCGCTTGAGCAACCATACACATGATGTCGTGACACTCTAGGCTGGTTAGCTGTCGTCCTCCTGCATTGATACATGTCTTGGTAACAAAGCGGAGTAGTGCATCAAGCGGCTCAGGTCCACTTGCTCGACCACCAAAGGTCTTCAGTCTTGCCCCAGCTGGTCTGATTTTGCTGAGATCCCATCGTGGTATGACAGCCTTGGCGAAGATTGAGTAGAGTATTTGCTTGAGCCCCTCTGCCCATCCCATCTTTGAATCTGCCACTATAATAGGTCTATCTCCGTTGATCTGGAGAGAATGAGGTACGGGGGGTAGGTTGCTTATGTACTGTCGTTCCACTGAGTAGCCGATACCTGAACCACACATCAGAATATAGAGAGCTTCATCGAAAGCACGAAGGTCATCTATTTTAGTGTAGGAGCAGTTAAAGCCAGCCATATTATCACGGGTCAAAGCAGGGCCAGCAGTCATGAGGCACCGCATAGAGGGCATGACGCCCATACTCTCTATACCATAACTAAGATCTGTGTAGTCAGAAGCAGATACATTGACATGGTCTTTCATGAACTTCATGTATCTATCTACTGTCTCTTTCCACGTCTCCCTACGCTGCTCGTCTTCGAGCCACCTAGCATACCGGGATTGGTGGATGAAGGTCTGATAATTATCCATCAAGATCGTAATCCAGTTCTGTTAAGACATCTTCGAAGAGTTCTATATGTTTACTTCGGTCAAACATTTGATCGAAGATATCTTCAGGTGTTAGCTCCATGATATCACAGAGCTCTTCTACGTCATACTTGGTACAGATACGACGGCGTAACTCTTCGAATGAAATGTTCGTGTTCATCCGTAAGCTTCTTTCAATGCTTTCAGTGATACCCAGCTGTGATCGTACTTCCCATCTTCTACATTGTTGCATAGTACTACTCCACGCCAGTAATTTTCATTAGCAGGACCAGCAAACTCGTGGAATTGATCGAAGTAACAACCCACAACAAGAGTATGCTTACCCCTCTCTTCATAGAAGTCTCGGAAGTGAGTGTGTCCAACGGTGTAAGACTTATGCTCCTGCTTAACAATAGCACGAGCGAGATTAACCGACGAAAGAGGGGTAGAGAGAATAGGAGAAGGACATACGTGGTTATACGTAATTCCATCTATCGGCTCTCCTGCAAATAGATACTCGTTTATATTATCATTAAAGTCCTTCTCACATAGATCATCGATACCAAACGTGCCACTCATGACACCAGCATAGCTCTCTGCTGTACGTATCCTGTTCTCGTGGTTGCCTCGGCGTTTTTCTCGCCTTGGTAGCTTCTTCTTGTTCTTTTTGTAGGGCCACCATACTTTTTCCATTGCATCTATATAAGCATTTACATCATTTGTATACCTTCTGCTGTCATATCCTTGCTTACCCTTGTCGTAAGTGCACAGTGAAGGCATATCAGCTGAGTCCCCTATATCAATAACTACGTCAGGCCGCATGGCATAGATGTACTTACCAAGCCATTCAAACCTATCGTTATTATGTTCGGGATTAGCGTGACTGTCAGGGATAATTAAATGAGTAGTCATTTATGATCCTCTTGTATCCAGCTAAGAGGTATCAACCTATCCGCAAAGAGGAAGTCCTTATTCATACACCATCTCGCGTAAGATGTAGGGCTGCCTCGATACAGTTTGTTCTGGCTGTTACCAAAGACGAAACGTATGTCGAGATTAGGATGTTGTTCCTTGACGAACATATGTTTCTTTCGATCAGCGCTGGAGAATAGGCCCTTTGCCTCAATGATGATTCCGTTGGGCAATACGAAATCAGGCGTGTAGGTGTGACATGTCACGGGCTTAGTGTAAGAGATCTTACATGTCTCGTATTTAACGTAGACACCGTTAGCCTTCAAGTCCTCAGCGATCTTGTATTCAAGACCAGACTTGTACCTACCGTGACGTCTAGCTTTTTTATTATGTTTCGGCTTCACCAGACTTGTCCTTCTTGTATTTTGGACCATATACTTCTTGGTTATAAGCAAGATCTTGATGAAGATATGATATTTGTTCCAGTTTAGCTTGTAACTTATCTTCAAGTATGCCTCGCTCGTTTTGCAAAGCAATCAACTCTTTCTCAAGCAGATCAATATAGTCCCATATCTGTGACATAGCAGCAGTGAGCCAGCTGCCGTGAACAGGAATAGAATGAGAAAGATCACTATTACGTAGCGTGAACTGCCACTCTTCTCGAATGTCTGCTACTTCCTTCTTGTTACTCATTGCTGTTTCTCCTTGTTAGCTTTGTATTAATGATATCGATTACATCTTGAACAGTGGTGAAACATAGAGCCTCTTTATCATAGATAAGCATATTAAATTCATCTTCTAAGTCCATGATAAACTCTTGTTCATCAAGGCTATCAAGTCCAAGATCGTCCTTGAACTTTGACTTGACTGTAATGTTAGGCATATTATCTACGTAAAGACCATTGAGTACCTTCTTGATTCTATCCTTTGTATCGCTCAACTCTAGGCTCCTTTACAACAGTAGTAAGAAAACGAGGACCAGTGCTATAAAGATACGTGTATAGACCTTGTCCGTCATTGGAATCCTTCCAGCAGTCCTCCTTGTAAGGACAGTACGAGCACTGCACACATAGTTTCATGTTACCACTCTTACCATCTTCGATAGCTTCATAGCAGCGCTCGGGTGGAGTGTCTAATTCTACAACCTCCTTCATGTGGCGTATCCTAGCTGCGGCATCAATCATCTCCATATCAGCCACAGGAAGTACCGCAAGTTTGCCCAAGCTCTTCTCCATAACCAGAAAGGCACCTTGATCTTTGCCTCTGGCTTGGGCGTACGCAGAGATTTGAGCGATATAACCGAAGGGGTCATCATTATAGAGTTCTCCGTTCTTGAACTTCTCGAACCCATACCGTGATGCTGACTTCACATCAACGGGAACACCATTGATCTCACAATCCATATGGCCCTTGACATTTTCAATCTCAACCTCATGCTGTTCATGAGTCACAATATGCCCCGCTTCTTTAACGAGGAAGAGAAGCATAGCTTCGATGATGTGACCATAAAGGAACTTGATATACGTATCCGGACGTAGTTGCTCCTTACCTACCACTTCCGGGTCCTGATGCTCGTACCACAATTGTTTATCAGGCTTGCCGATGTTGGACATACGGAGGTAGGCTTCTCGTGATTTACTCGCTGTTTTTAACGAGGTCTTCACTGCATTCCGGATAGCCTCACACATATCATCGAGGTTGTCATCGGTATAATGTTCTGTTTCTTCCCAGCTACCATCAAACAGCCCTTCAATATCTTTGACGAGAGTATCTAGTGTCTTACCTGTCATAGCTTTTGTACCCTATTCATTGGAGCAGCAACAATCCTGTTCGTCTTTACATCTCTAATATAAACAGCTTGATGCCTATTTGATAGGCGTTCTATTTGTCCTTGTACTACTTCACCGTTAGTACGTGTATAAGTCACTACGTTTCTGGTCTTTAACATAGTTACTCCTTTAATTTAGAACTAGCTTTGATTTCTTCTGAAGCAAGGTGCAGAAAGTCAGCCGCCTTGCTTAGTTTCTGGAAATCTGACATATATAGATCGCCTTCCATTTCACGCATCATATTAACTGGATCACGAACTAGCCCAGAAACCTTGACGATGAACTCTTTAGCATTCATCTGCTCATTCCAGCCAAGCTTAACGTTGCCAGCTTTCATTTTATCTCCCTTTGAAAATGCAGTCCTTGGCATTAAGATTCTCCTTCTAAGGTAGGAACAAGGGAAGCGGCGAGGGGAGCGGCTAAGTTACACTCAACACTAGCTCCATATTCGAAGCCGTAACTCCCCTCGGCTCTAGTTAATCGTTACTGAATTCATCGTCAGCTGCTTCACCAATGTCCTCGTCTTCGAAATCATCTCCTTCAAAGTCAAAGTCAGACATATCGGAAGAGCGGATGAACTCAACCAAGTTGGTAACTTGAATCGCATTGAAGCCACCACTTCTACCAGCATCCCAAGTTGCGCCAGCAGGATAGTCATAGGCGGTGACACGAACATTAGCTACCGTGCCATTACCGATAGTATCGGGCTCGACATCATTACGTGCTTTGTCGAATACCTTGGGAGGATACCCGGTCTTAAGTGTGATGTAAGAACCACGGAAGGGCTTGTCTGCCTTCTCCGCTTTCTTCTTATCATCTTCTCTGACGGAACTCTTCAGCCCCATCTCTTCGAGAGTCTTGATAGCAGTCTTGTTCAACTGCCCGAGATCAACAGTCCACTTGCCCTTCTTCATGGGATTGGTCCGCTCAAGGAAGGGCCAGTAAAGAGTCCCTTTGATCACTGCTTTCGCTTGTACACTCATGGTCTTAAGCTCCTTGCTTTTGTTAGCCTATACACCTATTATCTCATGTTAAAGCCCCGGTGTCAAGGACTTTTTTTATTCTCTTCTTCAGCTTTCAATTTCTGTGCTGCAATTATATGTTCACGGGTTAAGCTCCCGCATTCTTCTACTTCATAGATTACGAGATCAGGCGTACCCTCTATTGGATGTAGAGTATGAAGAGCGGCACTGACGCACTCTTCTTTGGCAGAGTAGGCACGAAGTGTACCACGATACGCCATAATAAATTTACTCATTTAGTAGGTTAACCTCCTCATGCTTTGCCTTGTCATTGGCGTAGTATTTTCTCCAGATATTTTGAATGGTACGTAGAGGAGCACCAGTCAGGTTGATCTGCCCTGGAAATGCTTTCTCTAAAGAACCAGAGAAGGGTGGATGTGGTGCACCTAATTGCATACATAGATGAATACAAGTAATGGCATCTTCTTCTTCCATTTGTACTTCAGGGTTACTTGGCATTATACTTCATCCTTTCATGGTCCATATTAAACCAATGTTAGCAGCAGCATAGCCAGCAAAAATAATAGTATGAGCATACTGACCATACCATGTAGATACAACAGCTTGTCCTACATATAAGGCAGTGACTACCCAAATCAATATAGGATACATTTTAATGTGTCTCCTGCCAGTTGTTACCTATCCTGTACTCACCATCCATAGGACAGTTAAGCTTAAAGAACTTGCCAGCGTCACGGATAGATTGACACTGAATTTCACCCAATTGATCAGCGTGTTCACGTAACACTTCTGTCTGGAACTCATCGTGAACTACAGCCACTTGCTTAAAGTCTAGCTCTGCTTGCCTAGCTTTACGATGCCAGTCCAACATAGCCCACTTCATTACGCAGCTTTCTCCTCCTTGGAGGTAGACGGACATACCGAAGTGCTCTGACTTGATCCAGATCCATCTTCCATCGAACCCCACAAGTCCTCCATTTCTAGCTGCCCCGGCAATTTGATGTAGTTTGAATTCGGCGAGGGCTGGTGTGTTGTTGAGGAATCTATCTGTTGTTGCTTTTCCATCTTTAGGTGTGCCTCCAATAATTCTTCCAATTCTTTCTGAACCCGCCCCCATGAGCCAAGCATATATGAACGTCTTCGCAAGATCTCTCGTCTTAAGCGATGCCGCCTTCTGATTCTTTGTATGGATGTCACCATCTACTACCTCCTTTATATAGTCGGGATCATTCATATAATGAGCAAGTAATCGTAGCTGGATACCCACTGCATCAGTACCAAGTAAACAATATGTGTCAGGGTTATCCACAGTCCAACAGCTACGACACTCAGGACCGTAAGGACTATCACGTCCTGGTATGTTAGCCATGTTCGGCGCTTGGTGTGACATGCGATGAGTGCCGCTGCCAATGCTAAAGACACCACCATGCACACGATTATCAGAAGTAAGACCATCGAACCATCCTTCTATCTCATTACTACGGCTGCTGCACATAGCATACTCACCTAGATAACGTAATGCTTGAGGCGCATCATCGTGTATAGTCTCTAAATTCTCATCGCATAGCTGCCATGTACGGGCTGACTTCTCTTCGAACTCCTCAGCTGTCAGCTTCTTCTGTCTTCGTAAGTCAAGTAGCTTACGATAGTATTTAGTACGTATCTTTGGGTCCCAATGTCCTTCAAGACGCTCTAGTTTCTGCCTCGGTGAATTAAGGTTGAACTCCTGCCACTTAATCCTAGTCATTGGACCAGCCGCAGTGCTCCAATTTTTTCCTAGGAATTTTAGGCCCACGGTTGAGAGATCGCCGTTCTTTTTATAACGTGGCTTCACCATACTTACTGGCTTGGCAATAGGCTTCAACTCTTCTAAGATACTACGTTCTAATTCCTGCGCACGGGATTTAACTAGGGTGAAAAGCTTGTGCGCCTTAGGTACATCGAGTGCAAACCCGTGTTCCTTCTGGTTCTCAAGGATATGCTGAACAGCATGTTCAATCTGTTCCGATAACCTTGACCCCCGCTTTCCACCCTCTAATTTTAGGGCAACCGCTACCCGATAGGTTAACTCGACATCGTTGTCGCAGTAACCTAACATCTCCTTACTGTACTCATCCCAATCATCGTGGTCACCCTTAGAGAAGTCGAGTATCCTTCCCCAATTAGCCAAACTATGACCACCTTCACGGTTAGCGTTTTGTAAACGAGATATAAGTAGTGTGTCCCATACTCGGGATGGTTTTATTTTTACACCTAGTATCTTACGTAGTACGCGTAGATCATAAGCTATGAAGTTATGACCTATCCATTCATCTACTCCTTCGGCAAACTCTTCGAACTGGTCCAATGTGTCAGGTGTAAAGTAAGTCTTGTCACCTGTATCCCATTCCTTACACACTATACACCATACAGTGTCTACCTTTGGAAGCAAGCCATTAGTCTCTACGTCACAGACTACTCTTCTTCTTTCACTCGTCATCTTCCTTCTCCGTCTCTGTTAATCTTCCAGTAAATTCATTGTATAACAGATAGGATGATGGTCCAGTCTTACCACTGAACCTG